GTTCCGATGGGGAGAGGACGAGCAGCGGAATGAGTGAGCTTCCGCTGCAAGGCGGAAACGAAGGATATGAAGCTTGCGAGGACGATGACGACCGTTTTGTGGAAGCCTGCCAGATGCTCGATTATATCGAGCATCTGACAGATATTTTAACCTTTGCGGAGTTGGAGGCTCGTGTGAAAACTGTGGATATGCTTCAAAAGGACGGCATGATCGACCGACTGGAAGAACGCCTGAAACGGACGGCAAAGGAGGTGGATGCCCGTGACGAAACGGAAATCGGCTGATTTAGACGCGCCTATCTGGTTTGATGGCACAAATATCAATGAGGCGCTGTTTTGCAACGAGTTTCTGAGCAGTCGAAAAATCATCTTTGCTAACGGTGCATTCTTTACGCTGGATGGAAGAGTGACCGACGATCTGCCGCTTCGCGGTGAAATCTACGAGGAGCTGAAATGCTGCGCCGTGAACAACATCCCCCGCAAAATCACCAACATTCTGGAAGTAATGAAGCTGGCGGCTCATGTAGAGGATTTCGTGCCGGAGACTGACAAAATTCATCTGGCGAACGGCACGTTGACATTGGATGGCAACTTCACCGAGGGAAGACCTGACATTGTGCGGAGCAGACTACCGGTGGCGTACCGCCCGGATGCCCCAGCACCTGCACTCTGGCTCTCCTTTCTGGACGGGCTTTTGTATGCGGAGGACATTCCTGCCTTGCAGGAGTTCATCGGCTATTGCCTGATTCCCAGCAACAAGGGACAGCGCATGATGGTCATCAAAGGCAACGGCGGCGAGGGAAAGTCGCAGATTGGCGCAGTGCTGGGCGCACTGCTCGGCAGCAACATGAAAGACGGCAGTATCGGAAAAATCTCTGAAAACCGGTTTGCCCGTGCCGATCTGGAACACATTCTGCTGTGCGTCGATGACGATATGCGGATGGAGGCACTGCGGCAGACCAACTATGTGAAGTCCATCGTGACCGCCCAAGGCAAGATGGATCTGGAGCGCAAAAGCAAGCAGAGCTATCAGGGCTGGATGTTTGCCCGCCTGCTGGCATTCTCCAACGGCGACCTGCAAGCGCTATATGACCGAAGCGACGGCTTTTACCGCAGACAGCTTGTGCTGACCACCAAGGAAAAGCCTGCGGGGCGGGTAGATGATCCTGATCTTGCTGAAAAAATGAAAGCGGAGGTCGAGGGTATCTTCCTGTGGGCGTTTGAGGGCTTGCAGCGGCTTGTCGCTAATAACTTCAAGTTCACGGAAAGCCAGCGTACACGGGATAACCGTGAGGCAGTCAAACGGGATAACAACAACGTCTTTGATTTTCTGGAATCCGAAGGTTATATCCGGCTGAAAGCGGACAGCACCATCGGCTCCAAGGATTTGTATGAGATTTATCGGATGTGGTGCGAGGAAAACAACCTGACGTCGCTGAAACGCCGCAGCTTCAGCGACAGCGTGATTGCCAGCCAGAGCAAGTACAATCTGGAATATTGTAACAAGATCACGAATGCCGCCGGTCGGCGGGTATGGGGCTTCTTCGGGATTGAAGCGATTGCCAGACCCAATATAAATGGGTTTTCCGACATTTCAGAGTGTACGTACGTACCGGAGGAACGGCGATGATTTTTCACCGCCGCGCCGTGTACGTATGTACGCAGCGTTTTGCCCCAAACGACGCTATATAGGAAGAATGCTGACCGGCAGAACCTATATTTGGAGGGCGTGAATCAAGACAAGTGAAATCCGCAAAGAATTTGACCGTTGACAGAAATGGCTTCACGAAACCGCGCTGCTCGGAACTGCGTACCGGCATTACGAAAAAGTGTGCATCTGCACGGCTTTATGAAATGCCACACGGTTTCGTAAAGTCAATACCCCTCACCTATGAAGAGGGCATCGACCGCCGCGTTTCCAGCGGATTTGAGCAGAACAGATTTTTACACCAGACAGCGAAGCGGATGCGCCGAATGGCGTGTTGGCATCGCTTTTTCATGATCTGAATTTTGGAGGGAATTTGAATATGAATGTACGCAATGAAATCAAGGCGCAGATCGTCCGCGCCGGTTTTACGATGCAGGAGGTTGTCGATCTTCTTCATGACGAATATGGCTGGTCAGACAGCGTTTCCAACCTGTCTGCCAAGCTGCAAAGGGAGAGCATCCGATATAAAGAAGTTATGGAGCTGGCTGATGCGCTGGGCTATGACCTCGTATGGCAGAAACGGAGGGAGAAATAAATGAGTAAGCCGCAGTTTGCGATTCTCCGATTTGCCAAGTACAAAGGACCGGAGATTTCCAATATTGAGGCGCACAATGAGCGAACCAAAGAGAATTACGCCAGCAATCCAGACATCGACAAGAGCCGCAGCCACTTGAATTTTCACCTGATTACGCCGGAACAAAAATACCGGGCAGAGGCAGAGCGGCAAATCAAGGACGCCGGTTGTCGCACCCGTTCAGACAGCGTGCGGCTGGTGGAGGCTCTTGTGACCGCAACGCCAGAGTTCTTCAAGGGTAAGAAGAAAGCTGAAATCAAAGCCTATTTTCAGGAGGCGCTGGATTTCATCCGGGAACACCAAGACCAGAAAACAATTATATCCGCCGTGGTGCATATGGACGAGAAAACGCCCCATATGCACCTTTCTTTTGTCCCGCTGACAGCGGATGGGCGGCTCTGTGCCAAAGAAATCGTAGGCAACAAGAAGAAGCTAACGCAATGGCAGGACAGGTTCTGGGAGCATATGGTCAAAAAATACCCCGATTTGGAGCGCGGCGAGAGTGCCGGTGAAACCGGGCGCGACCACATCCCGCCACGGGTGTTCAAGGAGATGACCCGCCTGACAAAGCAAAAAGCCAAGCTGGAAGAATTGCTTTCAGGCGTCAATACGTTCAATGCCAAGGGGAAAGCAGCAGAAATCGGCGCTTTTTTGGACAAGTATATTCCTGCTGTGGAGCAGATGCACACGACACTGAAAAAGTACAATACGGCGTTCACGGTCACGACTGCCGAAAATAAAAAGCTGAAAAAGAAAACGGAGCAGTTGGAGCAGTCGCTGGACAAAGCTACACAGGAAAGCACCTTGAAAAAGCTGGCTGACGCCAAGCTGCATCGGGATTATGAGGATGCCGTCGCCGTACTGGATCGTATTCCGCAGGAAGTGCTGGCGGCATATACGCACAGAACGGAGAAAGAGAGGGAGGCTGCCTATGGTAGATGAATGGAGCGGCTTCGCCGCTTTGCTGGCAAATTTGATTGAAAAGTATGCCGTGGTTCTGAATCTTGATGCGCTGCCCGATCTCATCATAGAGGAAGCCGTGCCTGAAAAAGACGGGGCAGATGAGATGATTCACGAAAACGATATTGAATCAGCGAAAGCGGCATGATATAATTATCATGAAATAAGTGTCCAAACTCCCGTTGCAGGAGCAAAAGCTCCTGCAATGGCAGAAAACGAGGTGAAGTAACCATGGAACGCTGGGAGAATGAGCAGAACAATTCTGAAATGATGATTTATACCACAGAGGATGGCTTGACAAAGATCGAAACAACCTTCGATGGAGATACCGTTTGGCTGTCCATTGACCAGATGGCGGAGCTGTTTCAGAGAGACAAGTCTACCATTTCCAGACATATCAAGAACATTTTCACTGAGGGCGAATTAAAGCGAGAAGCAGTTGTTGCAAATTTTGCAACAACTGCCGCTGACGGTAAGACCTATCAGGTGGATTACTATAATCTCGATGTCATCATTTCTGTCGGCTACCGTGTGAAGTCTCAGCGCGGTGTGCAGTTTCGCATCTGGGCAACGGAAATTTTGAAGGAGTATATGCGAAAGGGCTTCACGCTGGACGATGAGCGCCTGAAAAATCTGGGCGGCGGTGGCTACTTCAAGGAGCTGCTGGAGCGCATCCGCGACATCCGCGCTTCCGAAAAGGTGTTTTATCGTCAGGTGCTTGAAATCTATGCAACCAGCATTGACTATGACCCGAAAGCGGAAATCTCCATTCAGTTTTTCAGAAAAGTCCAAAACAAAATTCACTATGCCATTCACGGACAGACGGCGGCAGAGGTGATTTACACACGCGCAGATGCGGAGAAAGAGTTTATGGGCCTGACCACCTTTGCAGGCAGCCAACCCACGCTGAAAGAGGCAGTTGTCGCCAAGAACTACCTGAATGAGAAAGAACTTCGGGCGATGGGTCAGCTTGTGTCCGGCTATCTGGATTTTGCGGAACGACAGGCAGAGCGAGAACAGGCAATGACCATGCAGGACTGGTCAGAGCATCTTAATCGGATTTTGACTATGAGCGGAGAGCAGCTGCTGATTGGTAATGGAAGTGTCAGCCATAAGCAGGCTATCGACAAAGCAACCGGCGAGTATAGAAAATACAAAGCCCGCACCCTCAGCGAAGTGGAGCAGGATTATCTGGATTCCATCAAGCTGTTGGAGCGGAAAGCAGATAAAAAGTAAGCCGGGGTGGAGAAGACGTGATGAAAAAAGAAAAGATAAAAGTCTATATCTATACGCGCGTGTCCACCGCTATGCAGATTGATGGATATTCTCTGGATGCACAGAAATCCAGAATGAAAGCCTTTGCCGACTTCAACGATTATGAAATTGTGGGCGAATACGAGGATGCCGGTAAATCCGGCAAGTCCATAGAGGGCAGAATCCAGTTCAATCAGATGATGGAGGACATTAAGTCCGGCAAAGACGGCGTATCCTATGTGCTGGTGTTCAAGCTGTCCCGTTTAGGCAGAAATGCGGCGGATGTGCTGTCCACCTTGCAGGTCATGCAGGATTTCGGTGTCAATCTGATCTGCGTGGAGGATGGGATTGATTCCTCCAAGGACGCCGGAAAGCTGATGATCTCCGTTCTGTCGGCGGTTGCCGAGATCGAGCGTGAGAATATCCGTGTGCAGACCATGGAGGGCAGAATCCAGAAAGCCCGTGAGGGGAAATGGAACGGCGGCTTTGCGCCTTATGGCTACAAGCTGGAAAAGGGACAACTTTTCATCAATGAGGAAGAAGCAGCGGCAATCCGCGTGATTTTTGACCAGTATGTGCATACGGATACCGGCGCAAACGGCCTTGCAAAATACCTTGCAACCCACGGGATTCACAAAATTCAAAGACAAAACGGAAAAAATCCCTTATTTGATTCTGCGTTGATCCGCAGGATTCTGAAAAATCCGGTTTACTGCGGGAAAATCGCCTATGGCAGACGACGGACGGAGAAGGTGCATGGCACCCGAAATGATTATCGGTTGGTGGAACAGGATGATTATCTGCTGGTTGACGGACTGCATGAGGGCATTGTCTCCGAAGAACTATGGCACGAGGCGCAGGTCAAGCTGCTGGCGCAAGCGGAGAAGTACGAACGCGTCAACAGGGGCAAGGATACAAAAATACATCTGCTGTCCGGTATTGTGAAATGCCCGGTTTGCGGCGTAGGAATGTATGGAAACAAAAGCATCAAGCACAAGGCGGACGGCTCAAAATACAAGGATTTCTATTACTACGGCTGCAAGCACCGCACGATGACGCACGGGCATAAATGCGACTTCAAGAAGCAGATCAACGAAGAACTGCTGGACAGCGCCGTGGCGGAGGTTATCGTCAAGCTGGTAAGCAATCCGAAGTTCGCCGCCATGATGCAGGAAAAGATCAGCATGAAGGTGGATACCTCTGCCATTGAGCAGGAGATCGCGGCACATGAAAAGCAGCTTCGCCAGAGCTACTCCGTAAAGGCTCGGCTGATGGATGAGATTGATTCCCTCGACCCGGACGATGAGCATTACATCAAACGCAAAGCAGACCTTGATGACCGACTTTACAAGATGTATGATAAGATCGAGGATACAGAAAACCAGCTCGTTGCCGCCAGAGCCAAGAAGATGGCGATCGAGGCGGAAAAGCTGACAGGCGACAACATCTACAAGGTGCTGATTTACTTTGATAAGCTCTATTCCGTCATGGACGATCAGGAAAAGCGGCAGCTTATGGAATCGCTGCTTTCCGAAGTCCAGATTTATGAGGAACGGCAGCCCAACGGACAGTGGCTCAAGTCCATCAAATTCAAGCTCCCAATCATTGCGGAAGATATGAGCTTGAGTTTGGACAATGATGCACATATGGAGACGATGTGTCTATTGGCCAAGCGTCCGGACTGAGGCAGAAATGCGGCGTTCTTGAGCGCGAGAATTACAACAAGCCCAAGTCTGAG